GGTAGAAGAATGTATTATATAATATGGATGAATATTGTACTAAAGAAAATATATATATATGTATAATTAATGTGGATATATTATGTGGCTTTGTTTGGGGCGACTACGATCTCACGGGTTTTGACGGCTGTTAAAGACCCAAATTTGATTTTCCGGCTGCCGCTAATGAATTCGAAGAGTATACGCGCCTGGCTCTCTGATATGTCGTAGAAAGTTTCCATGGCTGCGCAGCCGTAATTAAGTTGTTCCATAGTCTTGACGGCCGATGCCCGTTCTTGTAGGCTAAGCAGAACTTCATCAAAGTGTGCTTGGTCAATGTAGTCTTTACCGATAAACTTAGCGGCGTAACGCACAACGTCAGGGAAGATACCGGTCGGGGTTAAAACCCAGCCTGCGAACTCCCCAACCGGAAACGTGTGCATTTTGAGACCGTGTCCTGTGAGCTTGTGAATCAACTTGTCAGGCCTCATTGATGAAGAGTCACACATGACAGCCGAATCATCTCCTTTGAAAAGGCCCATTCTAAAACCAGAGTATTTGAAGTTGGCGAAGCACAGTGCCATGTTGCAGATGGTGTTCTCACATATCGTGAACGGATTACCGGAAAACTGTCTCTCGGAGCCTCGGAGTGAAGTGGTGCCGTGCTTGTTGCGGTATAGCATGGTCCAATTATTGCGGAACCTTAAAAACCAACTAACAAGGTCGGAAGGGCACCCTGCAGCAAGCATCAAGTCAGTCATGAATCTCGAAAAACATTTGCGGTAGCTTGCGTCCCATTCACTAAAATCATTACAGGCCCAGTTCCCTTTCCAACCAACTTTTTGCACGGTATCAGTGTAGACGTCATTAATGCCTGCCTCGCTGTCATGTGTGGCAAGAATGATCCGCCTTTTATTCTCGTCAAGTATTTTCCGTGTGCGATCAAGTATGAATCTTGCGTAGGCAGAGAATAGTATGTTAACACGTTTACTCATGGACGCAACACCCTGTCCCACTTTCTCAGTCGTGTCAAAACCGTGTTCCCCTTTCCATTTAGATTGTCTTTTGTTGAAGAACTGCAACGTCTCATTAAACTCATTAAATTCTTCTTTGAGTTCTTGAATGACGGAAGGATTGTTAGCTGCCTTCTTTTGCAATTTAAGAAAATACTGGTACTGGTGCTCTTGCATCTCGTCCATGGTAGAATTGTA